CCTCGTCGCACTCGCAGTACTCGTCGTCCTTCAACACCAAGTCAGCGTGGATGTCATACAGCGTGTAACGATCATCATCGTTGGCGCTGAACCCAGTTTCCTTATCCTTGGCTTTCTGGATGTCAGTCTGCTCTTTGCTTGGGTCAGGCAACTCGATGTCGCGGTAGAACCCCGCTTGCTGCAATTTGACAATTTCATTCTCCGTCTTGCGCATGACGTGCGTCAGGCGGTAGCAGGTGTCCATATCAGTCGTGCCGTAGGGCAGGATGATGTCTTCTGCGGGGATGAACATTGACACTTGGCGGCCAAGGTTGGGGTCAAAATAAACCTTCTTGAACGCGGAGCCGGTAGCTGGCAACGACCACAGCATACGCTCGTGCTCGGGACGGAACTCTTTCATCACCTCGGTGAGTTCGTAGTTCATGTCGTCTTCGACTCGCACGGCGGCTTCTTGTTTCTGCGGTGTCTCTTTGCCAATGATCTTTGTACGGACTGGGCCTTGAGCTGGGAACGTCTCTGTGATCGACTCCGATTGGAAGCGAACCACAGCCTCGGTAATCATGGGATGGAACACACCGCATGCACCATTCCAAGGTTCTGTACGTTCCTCGTACTGAAGGCCCAAGAGCTTTAAACCCTCAACATACGCCTTCTCCCACTCCTTGCGTGAGCCAATGTCGTTCTTGATGTCACCGTCCAAATCACTGGCCAAGGACTCCAAGGTAGCTTGGGGGATGGTGTCGGCTAAGTTGGCGTCAAAACCTGCCTCGTCTTCTTCGCCGGGGCGAATGCTCAGTTCTAGACCGTCCATTTCAATGTTGACTTCTTCTGGGTCAACGATTTCAATCTCAATTGGTTCGGCGTCTTGCGCAAGCTCCTCAATGCCTTGGGGCTGTTGGAACAGAGCTTTGTCGATGTTGGTGGCCATGTCGGTCCTTAATAGTATGCGTGGGTTTTGCGCTTGAAGAAGCGCGGTTCATCGGGTTCGTCGGATTCTAAAGAAATAAAACCGCCTTGTCTAAACCGATTCAGGGCTTGGGAGGTCGTGTCCACATAGTCATCGTTCTCTCCGTTGGGGAAAGCAGCGACTTCTTCGATCACTTCTCTCGCCCAGCGGGTATCAGGAGCCCATACAGCGCCCGATGCAAACAGATCTGCCACCGCATTCAGGCGAACGATCTTGTCGTTACCGCGGGAGGGGCTGAACTCCTCCACAAATATGCCCATGTTGCGCAATTCTTGGATCAACGGCGCGCCGGCGGCCTTCTTTTCCACAATAAACGCGTCTGGGTTCCACTCTTTGTAGTGTTTGAGCGCCACTTGCTTCAATTCTGGGAACGCCATGCGGTCCTTGAACGCGTCCAGCAGGATTACTTGGGGTTTGTGGTTCTCTTCCTCGTTGTAGAAGACGCCCCACGTGGTGCACGCGCTGTAGTCAGAGCGGTTCTTTGTTTCAAACGCCGTATCCCACGACTGAATGATGTATTCACACTGCGGCGGCTCGTCATCTTCCCAGATCCGCCACGCTTTTCTGGACACGATCGCAGCGTTGTTGCTCGTTGGCTGCTGCATGTACTGCGCGTTCCAGTACTGCGGGTCGATTGACGCCTTGGTTGCCTTCAACAGCTCGAGCGGCCACTGCTCCGGCCACAGCGACTTCTCGTTATCTGTGTTCTCGTGCAGGATGGCAGGCAGTTCCACGATCTCCCAAGGGATCGCTTCTGGGTTTTTTGTCTGGTAGTCAATCAGGCGGCCAGTTAGGTCCAGCAAGGACCACCTTGTCATGATGACGATGATCGCACCACCGGGCATCAAGCGTTGCAGAGGGCCCGTTTGGAACCAATTCCACGCCGTGTCAAACGCTAGACGCGAGTTTATTTTCACGTCCTGTTCGGAATGAGGATCATCAATAACAAATAAATCAGCGCCACGACCGGCAAGAGCGCCGCCAACGCCAGCAGCGTAATACTGGCCGCCAAGAGAAGTAGACCATTTACCAGCAGCACTTTGGTCAGCGGCCACTTGGGTGTTGGGGAAAATTTCATGGTACTCCTCCGTATCAAGCAAGTTACGCACGCGCCTACCGAAGTCCTCAGACAGACCCGCGGTGTGGGTGCCCATGATGATCTTCTTATTAGGGTAATTACCTAGGAAGTACGCGGGGAACAAATAGGAGCTGAATTCAGACTTACCCATACGAGGCGCGATGTTGATGATGACGCGCTTCTTCTTGCCCTCGATCACCTCTTGGAATATCTTGGCCAGCTTCTTGTGCTGGGGCCCGACCTTGAACCCGGGGTAGACATGCTTGGCAAAGTCAATCAGATTTCCGCGTGCGCTGTACATGGACTTGCGACGCTCACGCTCCTCAAGCATTTCCATCAGCTCGATCTTCTCCTGCACCGACATCTTCGGTAGTGCAGCTTGGAGCGCTTTGGCCTCAGCTGGCGTCAGGTTCAGGTCGTTGAGTTTCATCTTGGGGTAGCACTGAGTCCGTGTTTTCTGACACGGAACTTACATCACTTATATCTTCAACGTCCACGACGCCCATGAACTTGTTGAGCTTCTCTTTGATCTTCTTGTCGATTTCTGTGTCGGACAGATCTGTCTTCTTGACCTCGATGCGCTCGGTGAACAGCGCAACTTCCGTGACGCGGCCCAGCATGTCAAGGGCTTTCAACCGGATACGGGCGTCTGGATGGTTTGTCTCCTCCAGTATCTTGGCCACGGCCATGCCGCGTAGGTTCTTGGCCTGCTCGACAAACTCCCAGTCGTAGGCAGACAGCATGGCTACCAGATGGCGCACGGCCTCTGGCGTTTTGATTGTGGTGAGTTGGGTCTTGGTTTCTTCCACCGGAGCGGACGTGGCCAGCGCGGTGAAGACCTTTTGTGCGGCCTTGTGGTTGGCTTCCTTGAGCGCGGCGTCATCGTCGTCGATGCCGAGCTTTTCCATCCATGCCGTGGTGTTTACTTGGGCGTTGAGGATTTCATCCGGCGAAGCCTTCTCCAGCACCTTGTTGGCGCGTGGGTTGTGCGGCTGCACAGGGGGTTCAAAATCCAGCAAGTGATCGAGCATTTGTTCCTAGGTAGGTGGCGGGTTGCGGTCCCGATGGCTGTAGTGTACACTTACTTCCGGTAGTGTTGCAACTTTGGGTCGGGAGTTCCTAGCCGCTGTTGTTCATTGCTTCTCCTCTAGGGTCTTTTCCGGGACCTTTCAAACCCCCAGCAGAAATGTTGGGGGTTTTTCTTTTCATGACTCGCTCGATAGCTAGGCGTCTGATGTACTGGGCGTGTTTGCGGTGTGCTTTGGTGAGGGCGTCCATGATTTCGTCCACGGACTTTTTATTGTCTGGGTTGTAGTGCTCCAACCATTCGCGAAGACTGCTGGACAACACAACAATGCGGCAGGGGCCGCCCAAATCCGGTTTCTTTAATCTGCCACGAAGCGGCAAACGCTTTACTGCGTGTGTTCTTGCCTGAGCGCCGCACCCAAGCAGACATAGTTCCCAAAATTTAATGTTGATTGTCGGAAAGACCTTGGGAAACGCCACCAAGTCAATGCAGTCGCCGTCTTCTGGCGTGTGGTATTTCAAAGTCCGTTCTAGGATATTGGCAGGTCTCATCAGTTCTTCTCCTTGTTTGCAGTGTATAGCGTTAGACAAGTGTTTTCAAGAATTTTTTAGAAAAATTTTGGGGTGGGTATGGGACCCAGCGTGAATTAAAACAATTTCCTAGAAATGGCGTGGTTGCTGGGAGGTGGACGATTTGTGAATTAAAAGATTTTTCCGATTTCGCAGCAGAAATGGGTTTGTAGGACTTTGGATTTACAGAAGTTTTGAGGATGGTTATGAAACAGTGTTCACATGTCCGTGGCTACGCTGCCCAGTTTCGGGGTGGTGGGGGTATGGTGGGGTCAATAGTTCTCAGTTTACGCCGTAGCTACGCCGCAATTTAATACTCTCGTATGACCCTCGTGGTATAATGAGTGTAACGAATCGAGCAATTGGTTCGCCGTGTTGCCCCGCCACTTGCGGGGTTTTTCTTTTGGGGAGATTTCTCCCCGATGCAACTAGGAGTTAGCTATGTCAGTTAAAACTGTTTCTCACAATGAATTCTTCTTCCTCTTGGGTCAAGCTGACCGCACATCACTTGAGGCGAGCAAGCCATTGCATGATGCCTATGTGAAAGCCACGCCTGAGCAACAAGCCGATTTGAAGCATCGTGCCGTTGTGCAGTATGTGATGGGCAAGCTCGACATCACGCAAGCCGAAGCCGAGAAGATTGTCGCCAAGACCCGCACACAACGCACCAAGCTACACGAGCAAGCCGTCAATGCGGCAAGCAAGAAGGCAAGCTATCACCTCATCACACGAGGCAAAGAAACCAAGACCAAGCCCACGACACACGGCAAGGTTGCGGTTGGCAAGAAAGATGTGTCGGACTTGCAGGACTTCATCATCGAGCGCGAGTTGACTCGTGAGCAAGTCAAGGCTTTGTTCGAGCAGGCTTTGGAAGGCTTGCAATTCTGAGTTGGGGAGATTTCTCCCCGATTTTCCACGGCGGCGCAAGGGCGAGGTTCTTGCGCTGTTTCTTTTTGTGTCTAACCTTTTGGAGTTTCAAAATGATTGCTCATTATTTCCGCCTCATGGCATTGCAAGACTACTGCTTCCGCACGAACAAAAAGCGTTGGGCTAAAGCCCTTGGCATCGAGATGCGCCACTTCGTGCTCGACAACCCCCAAATCCGTCAATACTTTTAAGGAGTAACCATGAAACCCGTAGCAATCCTCTCACACATGGCGCTCTTTAGCGTCTTGATTCTTTCAACCCTCTTGGGTCTTGCCGCAGTCGAGGACAACGGCGGCGGCTATCTTTGGGAACTGCTAGTCATCGGCTCGCCTTTCCTCATCGGTATGCAAGTTCAATACATCATCAACTACGCAGGAGAATGACCATGCGAAACCTCTTACTCCCTCGCACCGAAAACCTAGGCGTCATGACCATTGGCGCACGCAGATGCTGGGTTCAGAAGTATTACCCCAACGGCGGCACAGAGTGCATGGTCTATGTGTTCTACAAGGGCAACTTGCAACAGCGTGGCAAGGTGTTCAAAGACGAGGCATCGTTTCGTCAATGGTCTGCCATTGCCCCTCGACAGCATGAGCTGTTCGCTTGAATGGGGAGAAATCTCCCCGAGTTGGAAACATCACAAGATATTTCCGTTTTCAAAACACCAAAATGCTAGGTGTCACTCTTATAACTTTTACGCCACTATGTGACGGACACGCGCAACCCGCACCAATGCTAGCGTTCCCAATTACAGTCCTACTATACTTATACTTTTATTTATATATATATATATAGGAGTATTTATATATGTGTGTTCTCCCTGCAATTAAATCTGATACCTGTCCTTTGAGGTTTAAGGAAGGGCAGGGCTTGCGAGCAGGGGAAACAAAGGACTGTAATTGCGTAACCCGCATGAACAAACGGCTTGACTTGTCAGACACATAGTGGCTACAATGTGATAACAGGGACAGTTGTCCGTGTCATTTTCAAAAAAGGAAATAAGATGAGTGTTATTACCGAAAAACTTACACATCGTGACCCATATCAGCACTACTACAAGCTGAGTGACAATGATATTTCCAAGAGGCTTGCGGCAAAGCGTATGCCCGAGGCAACAAAGGCTCGCTTGTTGGAAACCATACTGGAAAACAAAGCCGCACATATTTCTAAAGAAGCAAGCGACAAGCGAAAGAAATATCTCTGGCGTCAACTGCTCACACCTGCCAAGTATGAGTTGAAGATGTCGAACCTGATGCTGACCAAAACGCAACAGCAGGTAGAGAACGGCTACTACGCCAACCCTGATGAGGGTGAGGCTCGTGTGCTTGCGATGAGCGCCTACTGCAAGTGCATTGAATACTGGGTGATCGGGCAGGCTTACGAGTGGCAACGCCAAGGCATGACACCTGCGGGTGCGGCAAAAGAAAAGACAAAGCGTTTCCCTGCGGGTATGCCCAACAATGGCAGTCATTGGGTTGACTGGGTTCCGTCAACTGTGCGTGAGCAGGTGACTGCGCTGTTCGATGGCATACCACGCCGAGCAAAGGCAAAGCGCAAGGTTCCGTTCGAGCGCAAGCTGCCGCACCTAAGTCGCATAGACCATGGCGAAGTGCTGTCTGTGTTTGAAGAACAAAGGATTATGTTGCGGGAAAAGACCGAGCGTGCCTTGGAGAAGGTGGCGCAGTTGGCAAAGGTTGACCCCGACACATACAGCGACGACCTCGAACGGGTGAAGACAGCCCTGCGCTACATCAACGATGCGAAAGAGGGAGAGATATTGCCTAAGTCATGGAAGGGGTATTTTGTATGAAGCGTGAGTGCAA